ATCAGTATCTCTCCGATGTCAGAATCCCCGGTCGGTCATGCCTAAACCGAAGCCGGTCAAACCTCGGCAAAAAAAGACAAAGACGGCGCAAGTCTCGGCGAATCCAGTCAAAGGCCGCCCGATTCTAAATAATCGGCAGGCAGTCGAAGACGTGATCCAGTGGCTCTACGCGAAGGATGCCCTCGGGAAGTGTGACTCGGCAACAGTCGCAATGGCCCGAACACTTGCCGAGCAGCTAGACACGACCGACTCCAAGAATGCTCGACTCTGGAGCGAGTATCGTGAGACGATCAGCGTCCTAGTCAAAGCAGGAGAGGAGCGCCGAAATGAGTTTGACGACATTCTCTCAAACCTCGAAGCCTCGCTACGCCACCCGCCGACGAAGTAACCGCGAGACGTACGGCGACAAGATAGAACTCGTTGCCCGAGGTTTAGGGCTCCCGCTCATGGCATGGCAGGCCGAGGTCGTGAACGTCTTCGGGGAACGGCTCAACGGGCGACCCGCCTACCGAGAACTCGTGCTCACCGTGCCGAGACAGTCCGGGAAGACGACTCTCATCCTTGCAATCATGATTCATCGGGCGCTTTTCTACGGCTCCCCGCAGCGCATCGCGTACACCGCCCAGACAGGCCACGACGCCCGGCAGAAACTTCTAGATGACTTCGTTCCGATCCTTGACCGTTCACCGTTCGCGTCTCTCGTGTCTCGCGTCTACCGTGCGAACGGCGACGAGGCCATCATCTTCGGTAACGGCTCCCGCATCGAAGTCCTACGAAACAGCATCTCCGCCGGACACGGACGAACCCTTGACCTAGCGATCATCGACGAGGCGTTCGCCGACGAAGACGACGTCCGAGAGCAAGCGCTACTCCCGACGATGGCAACAAAGAAAGACGCGCAAATCGTCGTCGTGTCAACCGCCGGCACCGAACGCTCCCTCTACCTGAAACGAAAAGTCGATCAAGGCCGAGCCGCATCCGAAGCCGACCTCGGCGAAGGTATGGCCTTCTACGAATGGAGCGCATCGCCCGACGATGACGCATTCGACCGCGAAGTCTGGCGGACAGTCATGCCCGCCCTCGGCCTCACCGTAGAAGAGTCAGCAGTCGAGCACGCGATGAGCACGATGACGCTCAACGAGTTCCGCCGTTCATACCTCAACGTATGGAGCACAGTCTCGGAGCAGATGATTCCCGCGAAAGTCTGGGCTCAGTCATGCTCGGCAAAAGTCGCCCCGGCGGGCGCGCTCACGTTCGCCGTCGACGTAGCACTCGACCGCAGTAGCGGCTCGATCGCAGTCTGCGATCAGCAAGGCAACATCGAGCTCATTGAGAACCGTGACGGGGTCTCATGGATTCAGCAACGCGTCACCGAACTCTTCCGCCGATGGAAAGGCGTCGTCGTCGTCGACGGGTACGGCCCGGCATCCTCATTCGTAGACCCGCTGAAACAGATAGGCGTCCCGATCATTACCTACAAAACCGGAGACGTCGTCGCCGCGTGCGCCCTCTTTTACGATGCGGTGCTCGACAAAGCGATCAAAGTGAAGAGCGACGACCGACTCGACAAAGCGGTTGCCGCAGCCACCCGGCGGGCAGTCGGTCAGCAATGGCTATTCCAACGCAACACACCCGAGGCGGACATCTCAGCCCTCTACGCCGTGACCCTCGCATGGCATTACGCCACGACGAAGAGCAAGGGAGCAGCGAAACCTCGCGCCGCTATCTACTAGACTCACCGTTCAGATGGCGCTCAAAGACTTATTCCGTCGCGAGAAACGCGCGCAGAGTTTCGGCTTCTCATACCCGAACGTATTCGTCGATGAAGCCGGGCGGATGGGCAGACTCTTCCCCGACATCAACGCGGGCGTCATCGTTGACGAAACGTCGACGCTCAGCGTTCCCGGTATCTGGCGCGGAGTCACACTCATCGCCGACGCGATCGGCGGCCTACCGTTTCATGCGTATCGCGGCGAAGAGTACGTCGACCCGCAGCCGAACCTACTAAGCAAACCCGACCCCGCCTGCACCCGCATCGAGACAATCTCAGCGATGGTCGCGTCGCTCATCATTCACGGCAACTACATCGCCATACTCGGCGAGCCCGGCGTGAACGGCTACCCCGACTCGATCTTCCCAGTTGCGACGACTCGCGTTCAGGTACGACGCGAAGAAGGCCGTCTCGTTTATCGCATCGACAACCGTGACTACACAGCCGACGAAATCCTGCACATCAAAGGCTTCACGATGCCGGGCGAAATGGTCGGCTACGGAATACTTGCAGCGCAACGTCAAGCGATCGGCGGAGCGGTAGCAGTCAACACCTACGCCCAGCGCTACTTCGATGGCGGAGCACAGCCGACCGGCATCATCTACTCGGCGAACCCCGACCTCACGCAAGAAGACGCCGACCTACTGAAGTCTCAATGGCTGAAGCAGTACGGCGGCACGAAGCGCACCCCGGCAGTCCTCAACGAGTCGACAAAGTTTCAGCAACTCTCGGACAATGCAAAAGACGCACAACTACTAGAGACGCGTGCGTTCTCATTGACGGAGATCGCGAACATGATCGGACTACCCGCCTACTACCTCGGCGCACCGAACTCGTCGCGCACATACTCCAACGTGTCAGAAGAAAACCTGCAACTCGTCCGATGGAGTCTCATGCCATACATCCAGCGCATCGAGCAGGCGTTCACGGAGTACCTACCGCGCGGACAGTTCGCAAAGATGAACGTCGACGCACTACTCCGCCCGGACACGAAGACCCGCTACGAAACGCACAAGATCGCACTCGACTCTGGCTTCCTTACCGTTGACGAGGTGCGCGAGTTCGAGAACCGTGAACCGATTGCCGAAACGGATGCCGTCGAGAACTATCCCGCCGAAGTAGCCTCAACCCCAGAAGAAGAAGGGCTAGACACCGATGACGATTGAGCGTAGAAACTACGACGCGACACTCGAAGTTCGCGCCGAAGGAGATGGTCGCACCGTAGTCGGAATCGCCGTACCTTACGACGTCGAGCAGCGCATCTCTCCGACGATGGTCGAAGTGTTTCGCAAAGGCGTTTTCCGTGACGTCACTCGGGCCGCGAACCGCGTCAAACTTCTATTCCAACATAAGAGCGACAGTCCGATCGGACGGGCCACGATGCTCGAAGAACGAGACGGCGGCCTTTATGGTGAGTTCAGAATCTCCAAGACCGAAGCCGGAGACGAAGCCCTCGAACTCATTCGCGACGGAGTGCTGACGAATCTGTCGGTCGGATTCCAACCGCTCAAAGATGAGAAACGAAACGGCATCACAAACCGCATCAAAGCACACCTCGCAGAAGTCTCACTCGTCACATTCGGCGCCTACGGTGACGCCGCGAACATCGTCGCAGTCCGATCAGAACTTGAGAAACCGAACCTCGCATCCATCGAAGCAATCATCGCGAAGGTTCGCAAGTGATCTCTAAGAGTTATGCTCTGACGAGCACCCGGCAAATCGTCGTCGAAAAAGACGATCAACCTCGTCACGTCTATCTGCAAATCGTAGGGAATTCGACGGCGTACGTCGGCGGCTCCGACGTCACATCATCGAACGGCTTGCCATACGAAAAACACACGTCACCCCATACGGTATTCGTTCCAACGAACGAGACGCTCTACGGAGTGTGCGCCGGTGGCGTCACCGAAACCCTGCGGGTATTGCTTCCCGACCTCGACTAAGTAGGGCGCCGATGCCCTACTCAATAGAAACCGATAATCCCGGTTGCACTCGCGGGTACGCGGTAGTGAAAGACTCCGACCGTGAAGTCATGGGCTGCCACAGCACTCGACGCGCCGCACGAGCCCAGATCACAGCGCTCAACATTGCCGAATCGGAACAGTATCGCGCACTACCCGACAACTATCGGCCCGCGTTATCTGACGACGTGCCCGAAGGCCGAGCCTGCGGGAACTGCATCCACTACGACGAGGGCAACGTCAAAGAAGAAGGCGACGACCTTCTCGCCTATTGCACACTCTGGGAGGATTACGTTCGCGGCGGATGGTATTGCAACAAATGGCAAGGCGTCGAAGTGCGCCAACCGAGCGAACCCGCACCACCAGAAGACCAGATCGAAGGCTCAAAGGTCAACGAGCCCGGCTCCGCTGCCGGATCGGGAGCCGACATCGAACTCAATGCCGCCACCGAAACCGCACTCCAAAACAAAAGCGACGCCCATAACGAAGCGATGAACGCCGACGATCGCCCAGTCTGGGCGCGAGTCACCGTCGGAAAACTTCGCTCCGTCTACCGTCGTGGCTCCGGCGCATACTCAACGAGCCATCGCCCCGGCATCTCTCGGCAAGCCTGGAGTATGGCCCGAGTGAACGCGTTCCTCTACCTCTCACGCACCGGGCGACCACAGAATCCGCGTTACATCGGAGACAATGACCTACTGCATCCCGGTCATCCCCGCGCACCGAAACCCGAACAACGTCAAGAGTCCTACGCGCCGAACGATGCGATGGTCAGAGAGGCGCGACTCGGCCTCGGATGGCGTCAAACATTCGGACGAGGCGGAACCGAAGTCGGAGTCGCCCGAGCCCGCGACATCGTCAACCGCCGAAACCTCTCGATTACATCCATCGCCCGGATGATTAGTTTCTTCGCCCGTCACGAAGTCGACAAAGAAGCGCAAGGATTCCGCCCGGGCGAAGATGGCTACCCGTCAGCCGGGCGTATCGCATGGGCGCTATGGGGAGGCGACGCCGGGCGCGCATGGGCGACTCGAATCATGCGCGAGTATCAGTCATTGACGGAACGCTCAACC